CTATATTTGTAGCTGTAGTGTTTGCTGCGTTAACAACTGTTGCTCTTACTGGCAATAGCTGACCGCTTGCAACATTTTTAAAAACAATATCTGAACCGCTAGTTGCACAATCTAAACTAATATCTCCACCAACTCCAATGTAAAATGCTTCATAAGTAGCCCCTAAAGAATGGTTAGAACCGCCATGAACCGCTGTAACTGCTAGTGCAGTACCATACAACATTTTTTCTAAAGCCGCTTGTGAAGCTTCTGTTGCTGTTTCAACTGCTTCTGTATCTACTTTAATTGTATCAAGTACCGCATCAATAGTATCTAATACTGCATTGTCTGTAGCGGAAAGATTTGCGGTTACTGTACCATCAACTGTTAAAGCTCCACCGCCATCATCTACACTAACCACACCTGTAGAGTCGTTAGCTAATGTTACTCTCAATGCTCCTGATTCAGCACCGCCCCCTGTAGGAGCATCGGAACCAGCTAAATTAATATTTACATTTGCATAATTAGAATCATCCCAATCATCTAATACAGATAAAGAAGCCGCAATAGCATCTAAGACTGCATTATCAGTACTTCCAAGGTCAACTACACCTATTGTGTTTGAACCAGCTGGAAGTGAGGCAACAACATCAACTTGCATTTCACTACCGCTAATAGCGTTATCTATAATCTCAACCGCTGTTTTAATAGCCCCTGTATCTGCATCTATTGTTGTAAGAAGACCTTCTATTCCATCAACATGACCTATAATTGTGGATTGGTTAGCGGCTGTAGCGGCTCCAGATGGTAATGCACTTGACAAAGCATCTACTTGTAAATGACCATCGGAATCTACAAGAGGAACATAACTCGTACCTCCTGAACCAGTTTTCACCGTATGTGAAAACATTAACATTGAATCTTCAGCTTTATCAGTATGAACCTCAATGTTTATATCGGAACCCTCTGTTTTAAGGGTTACGTTATCAATATCAACTTTTAGAGCATCTTCTGCTGTATTTAAAACTATATTTAAAGCTTCCTGAACGGAATACTTGTGTGCATCTGCCATAATTTTCTTCCTCTCTAAGGCTTATGACTACCGTGAACGAGACCGTATCTCGGTAGAATTACTTCTTCTTTTTCTTTTTAAAACTTTTTTTTGCTTGTTTTTTTTCTTCAAAGGGAGCCCAGTCATCTCTTCCCTTAATTCTTGACCATCCTTGGCTTTTTAAAAAATCTTTCTTTTCAGGGTGTTTATTATCCTCAAAAGTTTCTACTCTACCTCGTGATGGATGTTTCCAATATTCCATAATATCTCCAATCTAATGGGGGCAGAATTAACCACCCCCATAATAATAGACTATTAAATGTTAGCTAATGCTACACCTTTAATATTGTCAGAATCGTCTATGATTTTACAGCCATATAACAAATCAGAAACCAGCTTGGTTCCTAATGCGTCTATCGAATATTCACTCTGTACTCTAACTTCTTGCTGTGAAGCAAAAACTGCGGCACTCTTGTGAAAAACTGCTCCAGCGACTGTTCCATCTGTTCCAGAACTTGAAACGGTGTTACTCATATAAACGTCAATTCCGTAAAGTGAGCCAACCATTCCGCTTCTCAAGCCACGATTTCCTTCGCCTACTGCATCATTACGAATAAAGTATTGAGCAATACCGCCTGAAGGATTTAGAATATCTGCAAATAAAGTTGGGTTAACAACCATTGAACATTCTCCATCCATATAAGGAATATCATTTTCACCTAGCGTAGCTAAAACTGATTCAAAAACTCCAGCTGTCAACGTATTGTCAGCAGAAAGGTCTTGAGATTGGTTTAAACCATCTAGTTCAGCCCAAATATCTGCATCAACTTGACGAGCAAGAGCTTCGCCCATCATGCGACTATATTTAGCTACTAAATCAGCTTCACTTTGAATTAAAGCTATGTCTTCAAATAACTTTGCGACATACTTATGTTTATTAAGTGCCAACTGAGTAGTAGTAGTTGCTGTTGCATCATACGCTACGTCTGCACCAGCAGATTTTGCTGTAGCAGTAATAATGCTCATTTCTGGTACATTAATAGCATCTCCATAACCCTTGCCAGAAACAAGAGCTGAATAATCATCAACTAAACCACGAAAAACAGTTTTTCTATCAAAATATTTATAAATTCCATCCGCCCAAATTTCAGGAATGAAATGTTGTTCAGTAGTAACCGTTGCGGCACTACCATCATAATGTGTTGCCATTATATTCTCCTAAATTTATTTTCTCATATAAGTCTGCAAAACCCTATTCCAGTTCTTACGCCTTTCATCGTCTGGCATATTCACCCAATCCTTTGGAGTTTCCCCCTCGTTGATTGCACCGGGAACATCAGGAACGTTCTTACGTTGTTCCTTTGATAGTTTTGCGACTAGCATTTCCAATTGTATAAGAGGAAGGTCTCCGAATGCCTTTTTATCTTCATCAGATAATTCTGAGACTAGCATATCTCTACGCAATCCTTGGTATTCGCTCTTATCTTTATTATCTTGAGAAAGTTTTTCTATAGCTTTATCTTTTTCAACAAGCAACTCCTGATACTTACCTTCTTCTTGGAGCTTTTTCTGTCTTACAGATTCTTGTTCTTTTACAAGACCATCAAACTTATCCTCAAGTTCCCTATATTTATCATTAACCTCACTAAATCTGCTATAAGGAACAGAATTATTAGGCACATTTTCTGTAGCTTCTGTGCTATCTTGTTTTACGTCTTCGTTGACTACAGGTTTTACAACTTCCTGTTGTTGATTATCCATTTTACCTCCGTATGAGTTTTATTATTATTTTGAATTGCCAAAATATTTGGTTAAAACTTAAATTAGTAATTAATATTTCTGCAATCATAAATTAAAAACAATTATTGAATACAGTAGAAACACACGATTTTAAGAGAAAATGGTTTAAGTACATCGGCTATAATCCACACGATGGGCAAAAAAGATTACATTTTCCAAATAAGGATTCCGCATCGTTTTTTGTGAACATCTGCGGAAGAAGATATGGCAAGACAACAGCCGCATTTCGTGAAGCAGAGTTTATAGCGGCACAACCAGATAAAAAAGTTTGGTTAGTTGGTTTGTCATATAAGAAATCTCGGTTGATGTTCCGAGAAGTTTGGCAAGATATGGTCGTAGGACACGAAAATGATATTGCAAGTGCAAGTGAAAAAGAACAGTTTATTAAATTTAAATGGGGCTCTGTAGTGGAGGGAATGTCGGCTGACAATCCTTCAAGTTTGGTCGGAGAAGGTTTAGACCTATTGATTGTGGATGAAGCCGCCAAAATGCCACGCAGAGTTTGGGATATGTATCTCTCACCAACTTTGTCCGATAGAAAAGGGAAAGCAATATTCATAACCACGCCACAGGGCTATAACTGGGTGTACGATTTGTACTTGCTCGGAAAAACTGACCCTAAGTGGTACTCTCTCCAATCACCATCTTGGACTAACACTCATGCTTTCCCTCTCGGGCAAAAAGACCCTTTTATACAGGAAAGAAGAAGAAATTTAGCAAAAGAAATATTTGACCAAGAGTATGGTGGAGAATTTTCTACATTTGAAGGTAGAGTATATCCGTTTAAAAGAGAGTTAGATTGCGGAACATTTCCTTACAATCCTAATTTACCTACATACTGCGTTATTGATTTTGGATATAGGATGCCAGCCGTTTTATGGATGCAAACATATACTGCTGGTGGAATCAATCATATTAATATTATTGATGAAGTTATACATAAGAGAAATATCGCTACAGATGCTTTAGCAAAGAAAGTTAAAGCAAAACCATACTCTGTACTTGTATATTTTGGCGACCCAGCTGGCTCTAATGTTCAAGGACAGTCTGGATTAGGAGACATAGAGATTTTTAGGAGAAATGGCATGGCTATACGTTTTAAAAAGGACAAATTAAGCAGAAATATAGCTTCAGGAGTAAGTCATGTTAGAGGATTTTTTGAGAGTGCTGATAAACTAAGACGAGTGCACGTTGATGAAAAATGCACAGGAATTATGGAGGATTTTGAAAACTATCGTTATCCAGAGGCTGTAGAAGGTAAACATTTACAGGCTGACCCATTAAAAGATGGTTATCACGACCACGGGTGTGATGCGTTTAGATATTTTATAATAAATCGCTTTCCAATCAAACAAAGAGAAATTATAACAGTAAAAAGGTAATATTATGGAATTTATACCGTTAACCCCAGCGGAGATTGTCGCTAGTTCATTAAAAGAGTTTAAAATGTTACAATCGAGAGCTAGGAGAGAGCAAGTTAGAAAATATTTAAACTATTATACAGGTACTTCGACTACGCAGTACATAGATGACTACTTTGGAGAGTCGTTTAGTGAAATACCGCCTTATGAAGCAAATTTTACTAAGAAATTTATTAATAAGGTAAGTAGAATTTATACAATTGGTGCAAAACGCAATGTCAATGGAAAATATGACGAACTTACCAATGGTAAAGACGTAATGATGAAACATTTGGAAAGAATGACTCGTTTAGTCGGCTCTATTGCTGTTCGAGTAATGTTTAATCCAGAATCAGAGCGTTTTGAGTATAGACCTGTCTATTATTTTGACCCATACTTTGGTAGCGACCCATTTAACCCACAAGCAATTGTATATCCAATGAATCTTCCTGTAAATGACCCAGAAGATACTAGAAAATTACAATTTGCCTTTTTTGATAATAATAATTTTAAAATTTATGATGCAGAAGGTGCAGTATTGCATAGTGAGCCACATAATTATGGCACATTGCCTTTTGTTTTCTTACATAGAGAAAATCAGATAGATTCTTTTTATGTTGAGGGTAGCTCAGACATTGTGAACGCAAATGAGCACGTCAACATTACAATGACCGAGATGCAACTTGGTTTACGTTTCCAGATGTTTGGTCAACCGTGGACAAACCTTGAATCTGACAAGCCAGTATCACGAACAGGAAGTGATGAGATATTGATGCTTGGTGATGGAGGTTCGTACAATATAGCTACACCCGGTGGTGATATTCAGAGTGTTATTGACAATGTCAAATTTCAGATAGAAATGGTAGCACAGAACCACCACCTATGGGTTACATGGGCAGAAACTGGTGGAGAAGTACCTTCTGGAATTAGCTTGATGATTAAAGACTTAGAACGACATGAGGATTTCGTGGATGATATTGAATTGTGGCGTGTCTATGAAAGAAATCTATATCAAGTAGAAAAAGCCATTGCGGAGTACAACTCTATCAAACTGCCAGACAAATTTGCTGTAGATTTTGGAGAAGTTGAGTATCCAATGACAGTTCAAGACCAGATTATGAGAGATGAATTTGATTTAGCTCATAATTTGACAACAGAAGCAAAACTAATGGTAAGAGACAATAAAGACCTCTCCTTAAAAGAGGCACAAAAAGTAATAGACGATAATCGAGGAGTAAATGAGCAAGGAAACCAACAAGGACTCTTTAATCAACTTCGCCAAGGAACTTGATAAATTAAACGATGTTAATATTACCCTAAAGGGTAATATAGAAGCTATTTTGGATGACCCATTAGTTTGGGCGGAAGAACAAGCGGTAAATGCGGTCAGTCAGAACTTGGAACGATTGATTGACGCAAGAGAGCTTGGAGAAAAATTTATGAAGGATATATCGTGATAAAAGATTTAAAAGCACAAATACCATATTTTGAAGCAAAATCAGAATGCTCTAAAAAAGCATACGATAAACATATTTCTGCGTGTGCTTTGTTAAATAAACAAATGATACAAAACAGTATTAATACTTCAAGAGATATTAATGACGATTCATCTTTTGAGCCATTAAAAGGAGTAACTAAAGCCTCCAGAAAAAGAAGGGGAAACCCACAGCAACCTCCCTTAAAAGAAACTGGTAATTTATATAGAGGAATTATTAAAAGAAAAAATTTAGTTATTAATACAGTTGCTTATGGAGAATATCACAATGAGGGTGACGGTGTTCCCCAAAGAAGATATTTTGATACCCCACCTGATTTTTTTGATACACCAGAATATCAAGTTTTAAAACAAGAATTAGACAGTGAACTTAAAAAGTGTATGCAAAGTTCTAAAAAAACAATTAAGATTTAAGTATGGAGACTTTGTTTATAAGTTATGGCTGATGAAAAAGACAGATTTTCAAAGCTTGATAGACGAGATAGAGAAATTGTTAGATGGGTCACAACAGTTCTCTATGGGGAGATTCAAGTCTTTAATGCAAGAATTAAACAACAAATTGAGGTACTTAGGGGAGCTGGGTTATCAGAACAATCAATTGTTGGGTTTCTTAGCGAAGACCTTGGCTCCAGCGGCAGAATCTTCGGAGAACTCAAAAATTCTATTAAGCGAGGAGTTGTTGGAGGAATTATGCAAGCATCACGCAGAGAGCTCTATTTGGGGGGAAGCGTAAA